ACCACCTTAATTGGTGAGAGTGGTGGGCTTAACCCATGGCATATGCCAACTCATCGGTTTAGCACCCGAAGCACATGAGTCCAGCTCTACCTTGAGCAAGTAGTATGCGATTTGCGTCTGCTCAACGCGACATTCCGTCTTGCACGGACCGTAGACGGATATGCTGTTAGGTCCGATTCTGAAGGGAGCGCGTATGGATATCGTTGACCTGCGTGCGCGAGCCGGGATTACATATCTCGGTAAGTATCGCAGTTCGAACCCAATTTGGGTTCGGGCGATGCGTGATCTTGGCAAAGCTGTCACCATACCTGCCGTCGATCGTGGCGTGCAACGAAGGCTAGGTGAGAGCGCTGCTGGGCTGAGCGCTAAGGAGGATAACCGAAGTGTCACATCCCCTGAATGGGTGGAGGAGGGGCTATCAAGATACGGATGTCCCCTTCATGCCTCCGGATATAGAGGAAATCCCTCCGAAAGCGTTAAGTTCACCGTCTCTGGAATCGGCCCGTGTGCTTGCCGAAAATTCAGAGAGCCCAAAGGTAATCCAGCGGACAGTGCCAACAGCGCCCGTACAGGAACTACGGGATCCGATGTACTCGGAGAAGCATCATCAGCATCATTGCCCAGAATGTTGGGATCTGTTGATGCAGACCTTGATACTAACAACGGGAGAGGTTCATTTCCCCGCGGAGGAACTCGAGGTTTCGCTGAAGACCAGTCCAGACGACCGTGGGATTCGGAGTCTTACCGGGATGCGTTTCGTGCGACGCTCAGCGTTGCGGGTGACCCGACCGGAGGGCGAAGGCCTTATTCATTGGATGAAGTGGTTCGCCGCTTCATACATCGGCGTTCTTATGCTGGTGCTCCTTACTTCGTTCGGAACGAGAGAGTTCTTGACAAAGGACTCGCTGCTGCAATCCGCATCTGGAATGGCGAACGATCTTTTGGTCATTTTGCCACTGGTAAGCGTGTTCAGCCTGGGCCGTCTGGTCCAAAAACTCGGCTCGTATGGATGGCGTCGCTTCCTACGACTATTGTGGGTTCGGCTTTCTCGAAGAGAGTCCATAAGAATCTGGAGAGACGCCGTCCATTCGCTATCGGCCTACGGGCAGTGGAGAAGGGAGCGCTAGTCGCTGAACTTCAGTCGAGGTTCCGTTACGTGTATTCCCTAGATGTATCAGGGTTTGACGCGTCTGCTCCTGCCAATATGCTTGATGATGTATTTCGTGTGCTTCGAACACATCTAGAGCTTGAAGCGAATGAGCGCGAAGTGTGGGAAAGGTTCGTAAGCGACTTCATTCACTCACGCATCATCACACCGGATGGATCAGTCTTTCAAAAGCACAAAGGGATACCATCAGGCTCGAGTTTTACAAGTCTGGTTGGTAGCGTAACTAATCTTATGCTACTGAACTATGTGTGGATCCGTGCGACAGGTGCAGCACTCAAGTCTGATCGAGTGCTAATCCAGGGCGACGATAGCATCATCGCTTCGAACACGCGCATAGATCTCGGAGAGCTAGCTCGGTATGCAGCTGAGCTAGGGTTCACTCTTAGTGTTGAAAAGAGTCATGTTAGTGACTCTTGGCGTGAGGTGTCAGGACCATTTGATGGTACTGTACACTTCCTCGGTCACCGGTGGTACCATGGATGGGCTCACCGTTCTGAGAAGGAGATCCTTCAACGAATGGTATTTGTCGAAAGACACGCCCCCAGGACGCAAGCTGAATCAATGATGAGGCTGTATGCGTATCTCTCAGATGCTTGGGAGGCCTGGAACATCTATACAATGGTATTTCCAGC